CTTAGGTTGGAATGTATTTTCACCAACTGCACGTACCATTGTTAATGGAACGTATGGGCAGTAGTAAATACCAGCATCGTAAGCGCTTGCGCCCTTATAACCAACGGTTACGTAATCTACTCCTGCATATGGGTCAATGTACACTTTAAGCTTACCGTTAAGAGTACCAGCAAATGTGTTACCAGTATCGTCTACGTTAAGACCTTCAGTTCCACCAAACTTAAGTCCACCTGTTGCAGCAAGTGCTGAAGCAACATTTGAAGAACAGATAACAAAGTTACCTTTTCCACGACGTGTTGTTTTAGCGATTGCATTGGCTTCAGCTTCAATCTTGAAGATCAAAGACTGGAACTTTTCAATAGACCAACGGCCATCAGCATCACCGGTCATGCTAAATACACCAGCATTTTCTGATCCGCCAATTGTTCCACCCTTTTTACCAGAGATAACAATGTTACGGATAACTTCACGGTTGATTTCACCAAGGATTTCTGCAGACAAGATGTTAGCCAATTCTGATTCAGCGTCTAGGCCGTGAACAGCTTTAAGGTCTTGTGCAAGTTCCATTGTGTATTCTGCTTTCAACTGACGAGTCTTAGCAGTAACAGTGGTTTTGTCGATTGTGAATCCCATTTCTGGAAGTGTGCTTGATAGTCCAACGTTGACATCAGTTCCACCAGCATCTACATTGATTGATGTAACTGATGCACCTGCTGCTTCAGCAGTTGCAGCAGCAATACCAGCACCAGATGTGTTGCTGCTACCATCTTGGTCGAATAGAGAATCGCCATGAGCGGGTGAAGCTGTACCAGAGAAGCTTGTATTAGGCTCATCTTTGAATGCTTCAGTGTCACTGTCAACGATAGGTGTTCCATCACCAAATCGTGGAGTCATTGCAAAGATAAGACCAGTTGGTCCAGACATTGGCTGTACACCAGCAACGTCGTATGCAATAAGATTTGGCATAGCACGTCTTACCATTGAGATAAGGATTGGATCAAATGAGTTACCTGGACCAGAAAAACCGCCAGCAGCAGCATTTTGGTTAGTCTCATTCAAAGAAAACGATGCATGTGCGTTTTGTTCTAGAATAGCCTTTTCGGTGTTTTCAAGAAGTTTTGCTGTTACCGCTTTCTTGTAGCTATCTGTGATAGCTGGAGCATCAGCATGTTCTAATACTGGTGCCCACTTTTTTAGTTCATTTTCTGCGTTTAACATTTTAAATTTCCTTGTTAATGTTGTTTGTGTTTTGGGTTATTTACTAAATCTTGAAAGATGTTGTACATATTTAGCCATGTCTGCGGGCAGTTTGGCCGTTGGATCTACTTCACCTTCTACGATTGTTTTTACTTCTGTTGTTTTAGAATCTACAGCTTCAGTCTCTGTAGCTTCAGATTCAGATGATTCTTTGAAGAAGCCTTCTTTAATAGTATCTACCTTAGCTGTAAAAGTTTCTGCATCAACAAATTCTGTTTCTTCAACAAGTGAAGAAAGTTTATTTGCTTCTGTAGACGCTAAATCAGTGCACGCTTCGCTAATGATTTTTTCGCGTGAAAGTGCTTCAACTTGTTTTACAAGTTCTGCCTTTTCAGCTTCAGCATTTGCTAGAGATTCTTTTACTTCAGTAACCTGTTCTGAAAGCTCATCTACAAGATCAACCTTAGATTCAGGAACTTCAATATAGTGTTCAGTAAATACATTTTGCAATGCACTCATGAAGTTTTCTGTAATCTCTGTGCGTAGTTTGTTATCAACAAACTCCTGATTTTCTTCAATCCAAGCTTCAACCACAAAGCTTAAGTAATCGTCGATTTTTGTAACAAGTTGCTCACGAACGTAAGTAACTTCTTCTTGTAAATCTTCTGAATACTGAGCTTCAAGATCTTCTTGGATTTGATTAACTTTATTTTGTACAGCTGCTTCAAATAAAATTGAAGCTTTTGCTTTGAAGTCTTCTGTTAGTTCTTGATCAGCATCTGCTAATACTTTAAGGTCATCAGCAAAAAGATCTGCTTCTGTTTCTTCCTTAACGCTTTCGCAGTGAGCGGCCATGAT